ATTGAAATCACGGTGTTTAATTTGTTTTTATTAATTATTAACCTAACCTGACCCGACCCAACCCAACCCGATTCATCATTCCTCGTCCGAGCCCGAATCGTCCGAGTCCGAGTCGATCGCCAAGATGTTTTCGACGACTTTTTCGATCCAACCACGATGAGCTTTGAACTTCAATTCAAGCGATTTGAGCCATTGTTCGGTCATTTACTAGAAAACAATGGCAACACCACAACCACGAATAACAACACTACCAATCCTCCCCCGGCGACCACGGTGCCATGTTTCTCCAACCATTTCCACAACAACGAGACCCAGGCGCCCCCCTTTGCTGCCGGCGATGGTTTGGTGTCCGATGGTTCGGGGTCTGACGGTCCGGGGGCGTCCGATGGTTCGGGGTCCGATGGTCCGGTGTCCGACGGTCCGGTGTCCGGCGAAGGAGCATCTTCGCACAGCCCAGTTGCGTTGTTGCAGGTTTGGTCAGAACCGCATTTCTCGACGATGCACCTGGGTTTTTGCAGGCATGAAGAAGCACCATCGCTATTTTCCACCCAGCTACATTTGTATTGAGTGTCAATGGAGGAGCACTTCTCGCCGTTCCAGGCGCACCGAGGATCAGCGTCGCAATCATTATTTGATTTGCCATCACATTCCGCCTTTTTAGGGGCAACTCCTGCAATACTGTTGCAGGTTTCCTCATCTGGCAGTCCTTGGCATTGGTTTTCGTCATTCATATCACAATTAATATTGGATTCTATATTGACGTCCGAATTGTCAAAATGATTACCTGTCAAAACATTTATGACAGTACATCCCGTGGGGGGGGGACAACTTTTGTATGTGCTCGTCAAATTCCCGTCAACATCCCGAATCATATCTTTGTCAGTGGCCAAAACTAAATTTGTGTTGGTGGTTGTAGCATTGGGACTCATGCATGGCCGCGCAATGCAGTGCATTCCTGGATTCCCTAGGCTGGAGTTCAATGTTTTCAACATGGTGCTGGTACTTTTATCAGTGTCATTGACGTAATCATAACAATCGCATCCACTGCGACCTCCGTGGTATGTAATGTTCGTTCCAATGGGAAAAGTTTTGGATGTCGACCGGGTAACGAGAACCATGGAAACACGGGATCTAACGCATTTCTCTGTATTTTCTCCCGAAGTTATTGTGATTGGGGATGTAACTTCCCGAGCTTTGCAATCGCGGGACCATTGGTTAGGAACAAACGGCGCCTGTTGCCACTCATGATATTTGTCGCTATAAAAAGGAGGACATTTGAGAAGCTCATTCTTACTCTTGTCCCGATCTCTGCCAATGCCAATACCGCAGTCATTAGCAAATAAATTTTTGGCTTCCATGATGCACCAGTGTGCACCCTTGGGCATGGCCTCGCACCGGGTTGTCCCGCAGCGTTGGTGCCTCGGCACACATACCGCGTCTGCAATGTCTTCGGGATTCGGGCCCAGAACGCAATCTTTGACCACCACTGGATCGAGGTCGGCAGACATATGACTGCAATCGCATTTCGGCAGAAGACTTTGCGGGCATGGGACATCAATTTTCACCTTGGCATGGGATCCATTCATTTCTTTTCCTGTCACTTGCAAATATTCCTTATCATCTTCTATTTTACTGATCTCGAAATCATCATCCCGAAGGACATGTATTGATATGACCGGCACAATTTCACCATCATGCTTGTCGGCGCCCACTAACAAGTGATCCCCGGGTTTCAGTTGGCACTGTCGCAGAAAAGATGTCGGGACAAAAATCCAACGGGTGTCCTTACCCAACTTGTTCAGCAGCTCGGTTTTGATGCTGTTACCCAACACATCTTTGTAGGTGCACCAATTGCGAATTTGATTATTATACTCGGACACTTTCTTTCTAAGGGGTTTGCAAATGGTATCGGTGACGGCGCGGGGGCGACTATTGGTCTCATCGTCTTGGCGCCAACAATAGTTTCTAAGCACCGTGTGATTGTCCATGTATATCCTACCTTGTGTGCAATGTTCATTGCCCTTGTCGTCGGTTTCGACGCTTTTACAAACTTGTTCTTTCGTTGGAAAAGCAGTCGAAACATACTGACATGTTGCCTGTCTAGGTGCATTGTTGTTATCTTTTTGTTTCAAAAAGCGCTGATCTGCACGATCGAGCCCCTTGGCATCCTCATTGCAAGCGCAGTCCGCATCGCAACCATCGTTAAAACCATTGATATGTGCGGTAATCGAATTGACAACACCCTCTGCATGTGTTCCATCAATCTTCTGGAGAGGTGGACACCACTTTGCTTGCGTCTCCGGGGTGTTTTTCAGGCACAATGCAGCCGCAGACTGTGCCCCCAAGAAGCCCAATGAGTAGCGGGCCTGAGGACACACCCGCCAGATTTTTACAGGGCTTCCACCGTTATAGATTGACAATTCCGAGTCGCACGTTCCACTGCAGTCCTCGTTCGGCAAAATATCATAATTGGTGGTCAACCCCATGTTGCTGTCACCCTGGCACATCTGTGCCGTGAAATATTTGCTAAAAGTTGCGGTATCCATATTATCAAACGAGGTATCCAACTCCTCATTGTAAACTTTCACGTTAATGGACATATTTCTTTCTTTGTTGGAAACAAAGAAAGAAAGAAATGGGAAATACTGAATCGAGCAGTGAAATTAGCAATGCGGTCAAACAAACCATTAAGCAAGACTTTTCAGCATCCCAAAATCTAAGCGACTCCCAATTTTGCAACCAAAACATCTCGCTTACAAATTGCACCTTTACAGATGTGACGGGCGGATTAACTCTCCAGAACATGTGCAACAGCAGCAAAGTATTAAGGTCCCAACAGAAAGCCTCGACGGACCAAGTATCATCCAACACCTTGTCCCAAAAGTTGTCGGCGGCCGCCTCGGCCACCGGACAGAATCTAAATTTAAATCCCGGAGATATCACGGCCAACAGTTTGGTCCAAAACTACACTAATTTATCCACCGATATCCAAAGTGCCATTTCAAACCAGCTCCAGAGCACAGGCGTCAGCTCCCAAAGCATCACGTGTGATGGTTCCAGTTTTTCTGGCATTGGCGAGGGTGTCAGATTTCTCCAACGGTCCGACCTCAACAGCGCCGCCACCACCATCGCCGATACCCTCCAAGCCGCCCAGTCCGTCCAAGACATGAAGCAAACATTGTCCGCAACAGCAACAGCAACCCAGGAAGATACACTAGGAAAAATAATGATAGCAATTATTATTTGTTTCGGCCTTGTCACGGCAACCGTGGGAAAGGCCGCTATTTTTGGTGGCTTAGTCGCGTTACTTGGAGTGTTGGCACTAGCCAATCCTTACAAAAAGTGCAAAAATAAAAAATCACCATGCGTGTCTTTAGTGCGTCATGCGCCAGGAGATGGAAGCGGCGGCCTTCCAAACCTAGTTTCTAATCCTTGTTGCGTCAACGTAGCGGACGGCGCGGATGCTCCGCTGTCTTGTATTGTTGATAACGAGACGGAAACTTACAAAAAAGTGGAGATAAAAAGCGGATATTCCATACAGATTCCTCAAGAAGGAGAGGAGAGTGCCCCGTCGCTTGTAAATGAATGCGCAACTTGTGCTAACTTAAACTGGTTGTTTACGAGACCACCGCTGGATGGTGCCGCGCTATATCAGAGTGAAGAACTGAAGGGCACGGTGATTCGCTTGCTTGGCCAGAAGTCCGGTGGAGGAGCGACCACATTCGCCGGCTTTCTAATCAAAGTCAATTCTGCTCTTGATGACAAACAGCCGATTGAAATCCAAAGCAATGACGGTAAGAAGGTGCTTGCAATACCAAGCGCTGCCTACTCGATCGAAGCAGCGACACCTGCCGCCGATTTTACATGCTACGACAAATTGACCAAAGATATATGTCCCATTGGATGCAAATGGGCCTCGGCGAAAAAAGGGGTGCCTCGGGACAGTTTGACAGCGATGAAAATGTGCGATCAATACAAATCAGAATTTTCAAGCAAAAATTGTGTTTGGAAAAATAGTCACGACGGACCTAATGTCAGTGGTGATTTGGATCCGGGGGACAAGCGCGGTCCCTTTTTCAATGAATCTGCCGGATTTCTTTATCAAATTGTTAACACATTGCCTTGGGTGGGATTTGATTATGAAGTTCTTCCCAACAGCGGACGCCCCTCCCCCCACGCTGCCTTGGCAGCCGTGGGGGGAATGGTGGCGCTGGGAGTGCTGGTATCGATTCTGGGAGGGAGGTTGTTCGGTCCCAAAAGCTCCGCCGCCAAATGAGGAGGCACACGAAATCGATTGGCAGCGACGGCGGATGTGGTTGTGACAAATTAACAATGGAATCTAATCTAAAGGAATCCGAGGGGTCATGTAGTGAAATGGGTGAAAAACAAAACTTTGATTTATTCCACGCGGCACTGAAAAATTATAACGTTCAATGCCAAAAACGCAACAGGACGCCGGCGGGGGGCGCAGAGGACTGCCGTCACCCCGAAGTTGAAGTGAGAACAGGGATTTCAACTTGCGTCACATGCGGTGAAATTTTGAAAAAGAATGTTCTCCATGAAAAGGAATGGCGCAATTACTCGGACCAGAAGAAAGATCCAACGCGCGTTCAATTGCGGAAAAGTGATGATCGAAACATTTATAAGGACGTAATGGGTTTGGGATTTTCAAAACGAGTCATCAACATGGCCAATGATTTGTATCTTGATGTTTCAAAGGGTAACATATACCGCGGAAACTGCAGGAGAGCCATTATTTTCGCCTGCGTTTTTCACTCCTACAAATCAATAGGACAACCTCAAACCCATGAAAAATTGATTAAATTGTTCAAGCTGACACGGAAATCGGGATTGAAAGGGTTAAAACATGTAACTCTCAATTCCAACAGTCCCATCCTCCGCGGCGGTCATATTACCGCAAAACATCTTATCCGAGACATCATGAGCGGTTTCTCAGCAAGCCAGGAACAAGTATCGGAAGTTATAGCTCTCCACGAAAAGATAAAAAATCGTTCCAGCAATTTAAATCGGGCGAGGCCCAATTCGATAGCCTCGGGTTTGATTTATTTTTGGATCCAGCGGCGGAAAATCGCAATCACGTTGAAAGAGTTCGCCAAAAAAACTAGTCTGTCTGAAATAACAATCAGCAAAATTTCACGGGAGATAAATGGCATTCTCCACAACGCCAAGAAGACTGCTGCAAAGTGAGGAAGCGGTTGATTTCATACGGAATCCGTATGTAATGTATGTAATGTATGTAATGTAATGTATTATGCTTGTGGGATGGGTGATGTGTCAAGGACTTCTTCCAGTTTTCCAGCCGCGTGGGCCTCATTGATCAGATCAATGAAATCATTGAAATGGTCTTTCATAAAGCCTTCGCTCAATCCAGATTGAATAATTTTCCCCGAATGAAAAATGAGCCATGTGTTGTACCTCACGTGGTCCAATTTGGTCTGTCTCAATTTGGGAGGAAGGAGATCAAGATATTCCTTGTAGCGCGTTGTCGAACCGACCCATTCATCGTCGTTTTCCTGTGGTGTCAAATGCACCTTCAAAATTTGGAGATTTTCGATGGGTGTCGTGATTTTCCTCTTGACGTTGAGGCCCGTGTAGCCGAATGAAGATTCGAGCAAACAATGGTAATTTTGGTGCCGCGAGCTCACAAATTCATCAAGAGACTCACGGTTGATTTTGATACCCAAGTTGAAATCAAGATTGCGCATTGCTGGGATAATCAAGCATTTCAATGTTTCGCCGCCGTCCGAAAATGAATAAAGGCGTTTTTCGTGCTTGATGGCGCCCCACACGCTTTTGATGCAACCGACGGCATGTTGAAAATGCAATGCCCCGGTGATCTGGAAAGTGCCGTTTGAACATATTTTAAAATTGATGAATTTGTCAAGATAAACTACAATGGAAAATGAATTTCGAAACCACCGCTTCGAGGATTTCTTATGTTTGAGTGTTGCGCCCCTGACAACTCCCATATAATTAACATTGATGATTGTTCCTGGTTCCAATGTGCACCGGTCGGGTGGTGGCCGCTGCGTTCTTTTCTTCCGCCGGGGCAACTGCGTGTTCGGGTGCACGACGGGTAAAATTTTGGCAATTTTTTCAATGTCCATCGAAAGATTGGATGACGCAGTGAATGTGCGTGTGGAGACGGGAATATCGTCGAAGTTGAATTGGAACTTTCGGGGGGGTTGTGGGACGTTACTTTTTTTGTCCTCCATGATTGTTTTACCGGCGGTGCCGTGTAATGCCGGTAAATCGATTTCGTTCAATCGTTGCATTGCACACATAGTTTAAAAGGTTCAGGCTTGAAATAAAATTTATTTCAATGTCAGATGATCTATTATGCAATACGCCCTACCGACACATTCGGCCATTTAAACGAGGGAAGCAGGGTTTCGCGGGATTGGTTGAAAACAAGGAAACCGGCGCCCGACTGGTTTATAAGGTAAGCCAGCATATTGATTTTTTGATGGAACACGAAAAAGTAGTCGCCAGCAGATTGAACGAAGTGAAAAATCCCGTGTTTGCGCGGTTGGTTGAAAGTGGAATCTACCCAGTGAATCCGAGCAGCCGCGCAAAACATCCATGGGAGAAGTGCTCTCGCACCGTTAAAAAATTGGTTCTTTTTTACGAGTATATTCAGGGATATTCTCTGTCCAAAATCATCAAGAAGAAAAAGGATACAGTCAGCGTTAAAACGATCATAGCTTCGATCAAAATAATCATGACCAGTTTGTATTGCGCCTTCAAGCAGGTGGGATTCACCCATTACGACCTTCACACGAGCAATATTTTGATGAAGAAATGTGACCCCGATCTTGTTTTGGTCATTCATGATGGCAGCGGCAATGCATTTGCATTGCCGACGTTTGGATATATTCCGTCCATCATAGATTTTGGTTTCAGTTATATTGACACGATCGACAATGGACCGATGTATCAGTCCCTTGCCCATACAAATGTAGGTTTTGTTTCGTGTGCGATGGATAAATTTGCTGACACGAAATTATTCCTATGCTCCGTTAGCAGCCAGCTGATGAGACATCGAAAAACGAAGGAAGTCATGAGGTTACGCAAATTTGTGAAATCAACTTTCAAGGAACTGGACGTGGATTTTGATTGTGGATGGGATTTGAACGACGAGGAATCAATCGGCAATGAAGCATTGAATTTTTTGCATCGGGCCAATAAGAAAGAAATTTCCGAGCTCTTCTACAAATATGATGCCTATGCCGTGGACATTTTGACATCGCTGGTCCAATTGCCAATCACCGCCGGAGGGCCGGGGGAATCGGATGAAGGACTTTTGAACTACTACAAAATTTTTCTGAAACAGTTTGCCAAGTTTGAGATGCATGTCCAAAGCAGTTATTCAAGATTGAGAATTTTGAGAGCCGTGGTCGAAACAGCACGCAGTGTCATGGCAAAATATTACAACAAGAAGAAGCAAAGAGAAGCAATCATTGAATTTCAAAGCAATGTTTTGAGGGAGGTCGATGAGATTGCCCGGCATGTTAGCGTTGGTGACATAAATTTTGAGAAAATGCTTTGTTCCTTGCTCCTCTTCGGTCGGGCATTTGAAGGTTACCTCCAGAAGAAACTTGGTACATTTTTGGCCGCCCGCCACCGGAAGTACCAAAAACTCAAATGCAAATCATCCATTGAAATATATGGTGCCATGGATTTAAAAATAGCATCCGACACAATTTTCACCAGTCGCAACACATTCCTCCACATCGTTTCATTCTGTGAACCGGTCCTAACACGAATTGAAAACCAATCGCATCTTGATGCAATAAACACAAAACATTCAATTTCAAAGGGGATGGCGATTCTTAATTTGGAATTTGCCGGGAGACCAGAATCGATTGGTCCGGGCAACGGCAACGGTACCCAAGTTCGAAGGACATTGTTTAAACCATGTCGATGAGTGTATCATCCATCATCCAATCCATGGTGTTTGAATATTGTGGCGCTCTTGACAGGATCAAAGGCTTGGAACATTCATTGGCGTTAAATGGTCCCGGGGCCGACCACCGAAAAAAAATGTACTGTGTTTGCGCTGACATTAAGTGGCAACGGTGGTTGGTTTACAAAACACTGAAACGCCTTTTCTTCAACTTGATGTTGATTTTTGATCGCATGCAATACCCCCGAAATCCCGGTAGTTGCATTTGTCTAATAGAATTGCTTATTGCTTTCTCCCACCAAGCCATGTTGGACAACCAAGAAGATGCAGGAATTGTTCTCTTGGAAGACAATCTTTTTTTCGGCTTTTCTTCTTCACACCGGTTGGTTCAGCCGTGCGAAAGAAATCTCCCGTATGTTTCTTTGCGCTCCCTCCCCATCCCGCAATGGCAGTTTTTTATCCAAACATTTGGGTGGAATACGGTCAGAGAATCTATTGATTGGGTGAGACATGAAAATGCAGTGGTGTCATTGGGTCCCTTGGAAAATTGGCCCATCTCACTGGCACATTTTGCGGCATCTTCGCTTGACCGAGGATGGGAACGAAATCGCTTGACATCGACATTTGAAAAAATGGCCGAAGAGCTGGTTCGTCCCGGAAAAAATTGCATAATGACATAATGTAAGGTATAATAAATAGCAAACATGAAACACGTTGAAAAATTGGTCAAAGGTGCGCTAGTTGTCGCTGCGATCCTTCTCGTTGCGAGAGCTTTAAGCTGTGGTTGCTCCGTAGGTGTCTCGCGGAACGGTGGCGGCTTTGCCTGCGGTTGCACGCCGAGGCGCTCCGCAAGGAAAGAAAAATATGGAACGACTTTGAACGGCACCGGCCGAGAAAGAGGTTGGAGGTGGCCTTGGTCGTTGTAAATTATTAAATTTATAAACAAAGTAAAATTTTTATACACATCCGTGTAAGAGTATAAAAATGTAAAATGCGTTCAGCGACAGCGAGTTACCACGGCCACGTCTCAAGATCAATCGGGCTGAAAAATATCTTTCCCCAATAGCCGATCCACTGCACCAAAATTTTGATCGATGGTAGTTCTGTATTTGATCCAGCTCCCGCCAATAACAAGCTATTTCCATAACCTGCAACATAATTGCCATCGGCATCTATTTCAAATATCTGAGTCATGGATGGTAGAATATTCACGTAAGAATTTTGGCTGAACTGGGAAATTGGACGCCCAGTAACGGGATCGATCGGACTGGTGCAAATCAATGTAAGGGGTGAAAGGGTGGCTCCCGGCGTCGGCACTATTGACAAGATTGCCGATTTGTCTTCACGGGGCGAATCTTGGGCTCTTGTTCCCCAAATGACTTTGTGGAGGCGATCCGCATTTCCCATGGAGAAATCTCCCACTGAAAGAGAGTGGTTTTGGATTGGTTCGTCTCCCAATTGTAGTATAAACCGGTTTCTGTTGTAACGGCCGAAATCTATTAAAAGGGGTCCTCTTACTGCATTGGGGTCTAACTCCGGTCCACCCATCGGCTTGTCAACCGTGAATGTATACCGTTGGGTTGCCTCGGAGTAAGACAGGGATCCGGTTCCGATCGTCCCCATGTTTCTTTCGCCCGGCGCATTATTCAACAATATGGGTCCAAGTTGCCCGTCGCCAGCGGGATTTCCCAAGCAAAAGTTGAAGGGCCCTCCATCTCCGGCATAGGGCAAGCCGGCTAGTTGCGCTTGCACGCCTGGCGGTGGCCCCTGAAATGTGAAAGCGGAGGTGGCGGGGACCCCCGCGCTTTTTGTGTATTGGATGTCGCTAACACCTGCAACGTTTGTTAAAATTGTGAAGGGTCTGTAGCGGTTTCCGAAAACTATCGTGTATCCCCCCACGGGAATGTCCGGCTCCCACCTACCATTGGAATTTCGGAAGTCGGCATAGATTAGCCCGTTTGATGCGCCACCTGTTTGTTCAAGAGCTCCTCCCGGGGCGTAACCATCCAATATGTTACCCCCAGTGAACAACTGTGGTTGCCGTCCCCTAAAAGTTGGATGAATATGGACACCTGAGAGATCTCCGCTATAACTGGCGCCCAAAGTGCTTACGCTAGTAATCCTTATTGTCGCATCATCGCCAACCGGCCCCGGATTAGTGATGACAACCAGATCACCCACTGCATAGCCGGATCCCACATTAATAGGAACGGCGCGCACCAGTTCACTGTTAAATCTTGAAACTTCAACAATTATGAATCGGAGCCCGGTGCCGCCGCCGGCAGTGGTTGTTTCGCAAAGTTGTCCTACATTGAAATTGTTCCCCCCCGCGGTTATGATGAAACTTAAAACGCCAGCGTTTGGCGCAGTAATATCCAAAATGTTGGTGTGGGCGCTGGCAAAGGGAAGTCCAAACGTTGAGGTTGCTTGAACGTTAGATTCGTTCACAGTCATTTGAATCGCCGAATGTTCGTGCCGGGCAATTACATTGGAAGATTGAGTCCCGAACGGATTCGTGACGAAACAACGTTGGGCGGGGACGTTCATGCCGTATCCCTGGAGTCTATATCCGGGCGTCCGACCGTCAGAAAGCGTAGGGGAAGTGTTTAAAGACTCGTAAGTACTTGCCGAAACTGTAAAGTTCATGTCGCTGACGGGCGGCGATGCGGCCAACCTCCCTCGTCTCCAACCTCCCGCTGCCACCCCCGATTCTCCTTCTTCAACTGAAATCGTGTTCGCTTGGGCGGGCGATTCGAAATAAATACCAGCCATCCTAACGCCAGGGTAAGGGTCAGCCAAGTTGTGGGGGTTGTCGGGTTGAGGTTGGTTAGTGTCGCCAAAATAAGCCCTATCATTGACGTAATTTCCCGATTGAAGAGAAGAAGAAGAAGGCAACGCTTGGACCACCATGAAATTTCCGTTTAGCATACTGGACAAATCTGCATCGGTAAGCGTATAGATGGTCTGCGTTGCATCCGTCCCATCATAGCTTGTAACAACAGTATCCGCTTGGCTCAGCAACTTGGCGTATGAATTTTGTTTGGTTGTTGATTCCATCGTAACTTTGTTACACCTCAGAAAAAACGTCTTTTACAAATTTCGAATTGGAATTTGTAAATACTGTACCCAGGGAAGTCAGGGTTTGCCTTTCTTTTTTCTGTGTTTGTTTTTCTTTCTTTTCTTCTTCCCCCCTCTCACATTGCTTCCATTGCTTCCATTGCTTCCATTGCTTCCATGATTGGCGATTTGTTCCTGGGGTGGTGTTGCAACAACTTGCGGCGTTTGCAGCAAGTCTGGCATTGGAGCGCCCATTCCTTGCATCAGTGGTTGGAGGGCGGCCAATTGGTCTGAAGGAAGTGATTGGGTGATTGACTGGACGGATTGCATCAATTGGCCAATATCCAATTTGCCAGAATCAATATTTTCCTGCATTCCACCCACCATTTCTTGTAAAAATCCGCTGCTCAGCATGGAATTCATAGCTTCCATGGGATTTGCCCCGGGTGTGACGTGGGCTTCAACTTTTTCCATCATTTCTTGTAAAAAAGGATTGGAATTGAACAAATCTTCAAGTTCTGGGGGCGCGGCATTTTTCTTTCTCTCCTTGAAAACATCAATGGCTCCACTTTCGGGATCAAAAACCATGCTTAATACCAACAAATGGTCAAAAATTATTTTGAGGGTCTCAGCGGCGGTTTCTTCCTTGAGAACTTCAGCGAATAACACTCCAAAATCTACTTTAACCCTTTCGCTGTACTTCATCACTGTCACCGACAGCGCGGTATTTGATTCCAAAATTTCTTTCCTATTCGATTTAACAAATTTCGTTACTACGTCAAGGTGTTTTCTCACGGCTTCAATGTGATCGGTCGGATTGGTTTTGCCCAAAAGATGGTCATACAGTTTGAGGGACAAATTTGTTTCAAAAAAAAGTTTCAATTCATGTATGAAATTCTTGAACGAATTGAACTGTGCTGTTTCGTGTTGTTCCTGTGTTTGAGGTGGGACGTTTGTGATTTCCATGTTGCTCAATTTATTACTATGCCCCGTGGCTTTAACTTGCTGTCATTTTATGCTTTCAAAAGGCACTTATTGCAGGGACAGGCCCATTTCGTTTAATCTCTTTTCCATCTCCGTGTCAATCTCCGTGATTTCTTGGCCAGCGTCGGGATCGAAATCTCCTTCTTCGCTTTCAAAATTGTAAAAATCCATGGGGTTTTCGGACTGGGGACCGGTTCCCACCACGTCGTCCAAATTCTTTTGGAGGATGTCGGCCAATGTTTGCGCCTGCTCCCGTCTGGCTTCAGCCAATGCAACTTTTTGGGAACATGCGGTTTGCTGCGCCGCCAATTTGTGTTCCCAATATTTTTGTGATGCTTTGACATGCGAGCGCGCCAGACCGCGGCTTAATCGTGCGGCATCGGCCATCCCTTTTTTGTACCACCTCATACAATTTTCCGGACAAATATCTCCATCTGCCGCTCTTACTCGGAGTCGCCGGGGCGAACGCTGTCTTTTTTGGGGTGATGACATTTTTATTCTTTCTTATACCCAACACAAATAATCACCATCAGCGGGTAGCGTCGTAGTCGTTATCAAACCAATTAGAGAATCCGCCCCCGTGGTCGAACACATGGTCTCGGTAATCTGCGTCGCCTGCATATCTAATTGTTTTGAAGGGCAGTTGCATACCAATTTTCCTTGACGACGATCTCGCGCCGACCACACGGGTTTGCGACACAACTCATTAGGACTATGGCAATAATGGCAACCACTGCCAAGAATTTCAATTTATCATCCAGAATAAGTCCATTTTGCCTTGCAGTTGGAACATTCCGCGAATGTTGTACTTGATTCATCGCAACCCCTGGTTTGCTTAGAGTATGAAAAAACTTTACGCGAACCACACTTCCTGCATTCAAAGATGCCTTCTTCAATTTCCATTGGGTTTTTGATGAATTGGTTGACCTCGTGGAAATCTCCTGCAATTTTTTCAAATGAATCATGGTTCCATCCATACTTTCCTTGTTTCAAATCTTGACCAACTTGGGTTACGTTTTTTCGTCGAGACATCAAATCTTGCACGATCTGAAACAAGATCATATTGTATTGTTTGTCGTTCGATGAATTTTTACCGATGAGTCTCAAGAGAGTGTTAATATTCTTGTCTGATTTCAAGAGGTGGGACAATATGTTTTTTCCTTGTGTTCTCATGTTATGTAAGTGTGACATGTGTAACACAAGGAAAACGATTTTAAATTGTAGATGCAACCGGTCGGCAAAATGAAGAAAGCAAAAACAGTGACCCGGAGACTCCAACTTGAACCATCTGTCTTGGACGGCCAAGTGGATAAAAATGTGGGGGCCATAGTTCGAAAAAAATATGTCAACTATTGCTCCAAAACCGATGGCTACATTTTGGATGTGCTAGATGTAAAAATAATGGATTGCGATATTTCCCCGACGAATTCATCCGTCCAATGCAATGTCGCATTCACTGCAATATGCATGAAACCCCGGCCTGGCGACACAAACGTTGGGAAAATTTGTTTGATTTTTGAAATGGGTGTGCTTTTGGAACTGCACGGTGTCATGAAAGTTCTGGTTCCCCGCGACGACAAAGGGGGATTCGACGTGGGGGGCAAACACACGCCATTCAATTACTTGGACGGACGCTACGAAACCCCGGCGCAATTTGGCAGCATTGAGCTCAACCAAGAACGCCCCGTGATGTTAACGGGGGTACAGTATAACCCTCAAACGCAGACTTTTAATTGTTATGGTGCATTTACCGTCAGTTTAAAGTGAACATGCATTCAAATGCAAATAATGTCTACAACAAAAGACACGTTGTCCACTTTAAAAATGTCCTTTCGATCTGTATCACCTACCCTTGAACGACTTAGTTGCAGAATATGTTTGGAGCCCGGTGAAGAATCTGAATTTTTCAGACCGTGCAAATGTCGCGGGAGTGCCATTGGAATCCATCCTGCATGTCTTCAAACCTGGATTTTGCATGCACCCACGGCCCGCGCAAAAACGCACTGCACCGTGTGTGACACTGAATATCGACTGGGCCCCCCAATGAAACATTGTTTATCAAAATTTTGCAGGTTGATCCACCACAATTCAATTTTGACGGGGTCAATGTTGGTTTCCTTTTCAGCAACGGCAGCCATTCCCATTCCGTATCACCCTTATATTTGTGGAGCAGGAATTTTTTGCTCATTGACCTTCCTTTTCTTGGTCCATATTCTTTTCATTTATTTCACTTACCCGATTCCGAGGAACCAAATTGCATATCGTGTGGTCAGAGGGAGCAGCGCGACATCCATTCCGATTTTTACCTTCGGTGGTTGTTGGATTATTCTTTACGACGAATTTCCAGACGTCCAATTCTGCGTTGCCTTGGTGTGCTTGGGGATGTATTTTCATTGCGTGACGATGTGGCTTCATTTTGTTACCGATGGGTTCATCAAAAAAATTGACCGCAAAGTCTTGCCCTACATTGCCGACCCGGACGGCATTATAGACATTCCGGAAAACGCCGCGGGCTGCAGGAAGGAGAATCAAATAATATCGTTAGCAATAAATAACGAAATCCATGTACCGTAATACAACGATCGCCCGTACCGTTTTGTCAAACCAAAAATATTTGCCCCCTTGTTATTGCCAGCCCTGGACCCAGCAATATGCGGATTGTTATCCGCATCCTCTTTCCCAATTGAAGCCGTCGCGGCCAGAGCTGGTTTTCTATGAATCTGATGCCACATGTGCAACACACACCGCTGGAAAGAAAGTTAAAGTGGACCGTGCATCGATCGCATATCGATGAAACACTGACCCGACCGCGACCCGGATTGCACGCATTATATAACACCAAAATTATATAATGGATGGCTCGCACGGTGACGTAAGGACGTCAAAATTCCATGTCGCGAACGAAATGGGGGTTGAATCTTTTGTGGTGGAACTTCCAGAAATCTTTGCATCCGAATTTGAAATTTTTAGGGACTAAGTCCGCCTTGTAATAAAAAACGCACTCTCGCCAATCGTTGCTGTGGGCAGCTTGGTGAATGTAAAGGCAACAGTAATCATTCGTTAGCTGGTCCATCAACTGGCAAAACACATTGAAGTCGCCTATCACAGACGCATAATTTTCAAAAAGGGATTTCCGGTTTTTCAAGATGGGTTCCCGGAGAATAAATACGCCATCTACATTTGTTCTAATGGAAGGATTTACATCCATTGCATACTGCAACGACAAGATATACAACATTTTCCAGTGTCGTCCCCTTTTGAACAAACCCTGTTGGATTTTGGAATTGAAAATTTTGTTTGAATCAGTGCAATCATCACAGAGTACCACGGCCCAGGGGTTGGGCAAATGTCGTTTGGCAATCTTTTGTCGCTTCACAAATTTTTTAAGTTGGTCTTCGTCGTATTGGTGAAACACGAAACTCTTGGGGAAAATTTTGGAGTAAAACCCATTGGAATCTTCCGATCCTGACATCACCAAACCACATGGAATGATATGTTTTTTTGCATAAAGCAAACTGGCGATCAAAGTGGATTTCCCGGTTCCCGGTTTTCCCACAACAACGATTTTGCTGCCCCCATATTCAGGCTCATGGGCTCGTGCTGTGCATGGTGGTATGATGTCCAAATTTAGTTCCTTCACCCTAATTGTATTACTTGGAGGCTCGTTCATCGCAATGTATCGTGTATTTTTTTTTGGTGGGGTTATATTGTTTAACACAAGTACATCGCATGCATTGCACACATTGCATTGCCGACGTTGCTTGAATTACCGTCAATGACGGCGAGTTACATAACCTTGTCAAAAAAAAACCTTGTCGTTAAATAAAGAATAATGTCAACATCAGGAATGGAATTTTCGATAAAAACGGCAGGATCCTCGGTTGGACCCGAATCGGTCGCTGCCGCGGTCGCCAATGCCCAGTCTGGCTCCCGCAATATTCTCGGGTATGCCGGGCCGCAGCCTGCTGCTGGAAGCGATTTTGTTACGGTTGCGTCCACGGTGGACGCTACACCCAATATGGTCACCCCGAATAGCTTTCACATGCGCATGAACAATCGCGATTGCAATTTGGGAACAATTTCGGCCACTCGTATCACCAAAGGCGCGGGGACCGTAAACGGCGTGGCACAGGCACAGAGTGGGCCGCCGGTCGGTTGCAACGGTGTCGCGTTCGGCAGCCTCCAGCTCCCTGCATCGGAGCAACGCACCACTTATGCCCAAACGGGAAACGAGCTGACGACGTCAACCGGCCAAACGGCACCATTGGCGCCTACTCTTCCGGCTCTTGGAATGACATCCAATTTCGCTGCTGCGGCGCAGCTGATTGGAATGGTTTTCGGCACGACGGCCCAGGGAAATGCAACGGGCGTCGGCCGGGTGAGCAATAATTTCACGCGGGATGGTTCGTGGTGCCAGCATGTTTTGGACGGCGACATTGCGGTCATGGAAGTGGTTCTTGACAATGGTCCCGGCACCAACTCTGGCTCTGGAGCTGACACTACCGACGCCAATTATGGTTCCTCGAATACGGTGCCTGCAGCCCAGACGCTCGAGGGCGTTACCCTTCCGGACGATCTTGCACGTTTGGCTTTGACGGGGTCATGTGGCGCATTGACTCTGGCTGGAAACACCTACCAGGTGCGTTATGCTCCTGAATTTTTCGCCAACACGGCTGGCCAAGATGGACCAGCCCAGGGTAATATGGCTCTGAATACGGCTTACATGCCCACCACAGTCAACGGCGGCAATGTTCTCCCGTTTACAGCTGGAAGCTTCTTTTCGAATGCCATGGAGGTTGTTGTCCCGCGGAATTTGAGAGATATGGCCAATGCGAGGAGAACCGCGAAGGTCGTTTTCCGTTACCGCAAAGCAAATAGCCCTCTGCGTGGTCCCGATGATGCCTCGGGCGCCCCATACGCAGCAACCGCAACGACCCAGTGGTTCCCGAATTCCACGTCAAACACCCCGACAGCCACTCCGGCAGACACGGATGATGCCGTTATGGTTTCGGGCGAGTCCCAGCAGGTCGCCGTGGGATCGGAACCGCTTATTGAAATTGTGGCTATCATTCCAGCTTCCATCCAGCAAACATTGAAGAGTTACGTTGCTGCATAAACGCACGGTCGACGACCCGGAGGAAGTTTTTACATTTGGAAATGTGAAAACAAAATTGGTTTCCGGTTGCGGCGGGCGAGAGAGTCACCATCATCTTTCGCAGTATGACAACACATTTTCAAATAGCCTCTGATATTCATTTGGAACAAAATGGCATCCAGGATCCATTTTCAATAATCCGGCCAGTGAGCCCAATCTTGGTTTTGGCAGGGGATATAGGATCTCTTTATGATATATCCCAACTGAAAGATTTTTTGTCCAAGGTGTGCGAAAGATTTCAGCATGTAATTTATGTCATAGGAAATCATGAATATTACAAAACGTTGGCGTGCCGTCGCGGTGTGCCAATGGGAGATTTGAGACAGCGCGCGTTGTCACTTTCGCGGCAAATAGAAAATCTTCACGTTTTGGATCGCAAAACGGTCCGGATCAACAATATAATTTTTGCAGGTGCAACGTTTTGGAGTGCCATAGAGGCCGGCGGGCATTATCCCGAATACATCCGGCGAAGTTTGAACGTGGATAAACGAACCTACAGGGCATTGCACCGCCGGGATGCCAAGTGGATCCTGCGAATCATCAATGCGGTGGGCAAAAATGACGATGAGAAACTGGCAATTATAACGCACTATCCACCAAGCATGAAAACCTTAAGGACGTTGGGTACCAAAAACGAAGAATTTTATGCATCCAATCGCGAAGATTTGTTGAAAAAGAATGTGGGTGTCTGGGTTTACGGGCACACCCACCATAACAAAGATTTCATGGTGAATGGTATTCGTCTCGTTTCCAATCAAAAAGGCAAGAAATATGACCGCTGCGCTTTGTGTCCCTGCAAAGTAATTGAGCTGTAATCAAATAAATGTCCGGACATGATGTAATGTGTGTAATGTTATATAAATTTTCATTGTGTCTACACTTAATTTAAAAAAATAATGTTGGACGTAATAAAATGTCTTCTATCAGCACTTCAAACATCACCAGTGGATTCATCGACTTGGCAACATTCGATGAAATTGAACGCTACTTGTATGGCGGAGATACGGCTACGGCCTATTTTGTGCGTGAAACCCGCAAAAGTACGTGGTTCACGCAGGTTCCCGTGATCCTGTCAAACGCGTCGGGTCAGGCGCAGTTCGGTCAAGACTGGTCCGTTAGCATTTCGCGTGCGGGCGATTACCTCCTCCAGACGTGGCTGCGCGTGGGTCTTCCGCAGGTGCAGCTCGCCAACGACGACGAAAATGCGGGCATTCGTTGGACTCGCAACTTGATGCACAACCTCATCAAGGATTGCTGCATTACCTTCAACGACCTGGTTGCGGCCCGTTTCGATTCCTTCCATCTCGATTTCTGGTCGGCGTTCACGGTGCCGGCCGGCAAACAGGATGGCTACAACCAGATGATTGGCAACACGGCTGCCCTCACGACCCTCCAGACGGGGCAGCACGCGCTGCCGCCGACCGTGCCGGGCGACAATGGTGTGACCATGCTGAATCTGCCGCTGCCGTTCTTCTACTCGCGTGATTCGGGTGTCGCCCTCCCGACCGCGGCTCTTCCCTACAACGAGATGCGCATCAACTTCTCGTTCCGCAACTGGAACGAACTCCTCATCCGGGAAAACCTCGCCGCTGCTTCCACGCAGGAGTACCGTCAGACGGTCCAGGCCTCCGACCTCCAGGGCGGTGCCGACCCGCAGCTCACCAAGGTCCAGGTGTGGGCCAACTACGCCATCGTCTCCAACGACGAGCGCAAGCGCATGGCCTGTGCCCCTCGGGACATCCTCATCGAGCAGGTCCAGACGGCCAACCGCCAGACCTTCTCCCCGAGCACCGTCCCGCAGCCGAGCTACGACCTCCGCCTCTCCCACGCCATCAAGGTCCTCTTCTTCGCTGTCCGCAACAAGACCTGGGGCTCCGAATGGTCCAACTACACCTGCTCCTCGCCCGGTCTCGGTGTCGCACCGCAGGGTGGCAAGTTCACCAACAACTACGCTGTCGACCCCATCCTCGACACCACCCTCGTCTACGAGAACACCAACCGTCTCGGCTCCATGGGCTCCGACTACTTCTCCCTCGTCAACCCCTACTACCACGCCCCGGTCATCCCGACCGTCACCGGCTACCACATGTATTCCTACTCCCTCGACTTCATCTGCCTCGACCCCATGGGTTCCACCAACTACGGCAAGCTCACCAACGTCAGCATTGTCCCCAACTCCAGTCTCGTCGCACAGCAGGCCAACGCCGCCGGTGGTATCGCCAACGTTGCCACCGCTGACGGTGTCGGCTGGAAGCAGTCCTACGAATTCGTTCTCACGGCTGTTGACAACAATATCATTCGTGTATCAGGCGGTGCTTTGGGTTTCCCAGTTTTATAAAGTGCGCCTCCATTCAATCAATTCTATACCAACATGGTATAGAAACATAATTAAATTACCTCCAATGCAAAAACAAAAGGGTCCTCAAAAAACGAAATCGATTTGATCTAAAAACATGCACGTTCTTCAAAAACAATGCCAAAAATCACCGACAAAACCCGTCAAAAAATTACCGAAGCCGTTGAATCGGCCGGATGCAGCAACTGGACTATAAACGACAAAGATTCGCGTTACATTGACTTTACTTGCCACTGTGGAAATCGCGACAAAAAACTAAAGCAACAACTCGTTAAAAAGTTTTCTGGATGCAGGCAGTGCAGCAAGAAAGGAATTGGACAGAATGTAATCGACAAGTGCAAACAGAAATGCGAGGCCTTGAAATACACCTACAAAGGAGTATCGAATAAATCGCGGCATATCGTGGTTGCATGCAAGTGTCACACAGAATTTAACGTGCACACGAGCAATTGGTTGAGAGCCTCTGACGGACCATGCTCAAGGTGTCGCCAATATTGGACGCCGATATTGGCTTCGAAGTCGTTGACTTCAGGAAAAATTGGAGAAAAATATGCAAAGGGTCCTTGGTCAGGCGGAATCCCAGTCGGATACTTGCAGGAAACAGACAAACGCGTCAAAGTTAATTTTAAGAAAGAACACGGTGGAGGCGGAAAAACTTTTCATAAAAACGTTCACGGACCGTTTACCCGTGCCATTGCCGAATCCTTTCAAAAACGTGAATGTGAAAAGAGAGGGTTGACCAAGAACCAAGTGCGACTGGTTACCGTTGTAAGTCATCCTGTTTTGCCGACCGGGTACGAATACTACGAGATGAAGCTTTTGCAGAACAATGGACGAGGCAATCCAAAAATTGAAAAATGTATGAAGTTGGAAACAGACCAACTTGAATTTATTCGGTCTAAGGGCGCGGTCCGGGCGTATTTAGAAAAGGGAAAGAAAACCTGTTATGCTTGGATAGGAAGAGCCGAACGTAACAAAAAGGTTCACAGCATACTGTATCCTCAGTTTTCGGAGGTCGATCACATCGATCGGAACGGCTTGAACAATCTTCGAAGCAACACCCGTGAGGGAGGAGGTCGCGTGAATGCCCAGAACAAAGGTAAGCAGAAGAATAACACGAGCGGGCACGCCGGCGTTGAGTGGCACAAACCGGTCGGAAACCGAAAGGGTCGTTGGAAGGCGGTGTGGAAAGATAAGGAGGGAAAGCGCAAGAGCAAATCATTCTCTGTGTTCGCGGAAGAAGACAAGGAACGGGTGAAGGCGCTGGCGATCGCACACCGGGAATCAATGGCGAAGAAGACGAGGGAGTTTTTGGGTATGTGAAGGGAAAATTTAGTACCTTGGGAATAATAAACACTAGTCTAAAATGAAATCTTCAATTTCGGCGTGGGGCATACTTGCATTTATTGGAATCGCCGGGTGGTTGCCCCTGGCTTACTATAATGTTTATAAACAAGATGGTTATTTGACTCCTTTTACGACGTGCCGTGTGACAAACAACGATGTGTGCGTCCCCCAACGAAAACGCAACATGTTTATTTCCAGGGCCCTGCGTGCAATTCGGTGCCCGTTGCTAGGTTGGAAAGATGCGCCTTGCGCGAAGGAAAGACGGGGAGTGGCAACGTGGTGGCTTACAATTTTGTTCTTGGTCGCGGGAACCTGGGGAAGCATTGGTGTATTTTCTGGGATGGACCACATGAAGAAAAAAGGGGTCCCAATATTTTTGTCTGTGGCAGTAGCAGTTCTTCTGTTCGGGCTTCTGGAAGTTCCTTACGGAAATGACAAAAAAAATCACGAATCCAAATCCCGGCATCTGGGAATGGCAATAACGGCTTTTGCTTTGATGATTATAAACTCATTGTATTTGGCCTCCAATTCTGTGGGTCGCACTCAGAAAACGCTGCGCGTTCTAACAGGGTTTTTGTTCGTGACTGCATTGATGGCGGGAACGAGCGAAGCAGTGGTGGATAATAATATTCCAGGAGTGACAAGGAAGGCCCATGCATGGTATTCCAAAAAACAGTGGCATATGCGCCTCATCGATTCCTTGTTTGAACTGGGTGAAAATTTTCCCGTGATTCTGTATAGCGCAATAATTTTAGTAGCCAGCGAAAAAAAAATTTAATAATAAAAACACTATGGAAAAGATCCTGAAAAAGTATGGAATGTATGTCCTGGTTATTGTTATTGTATTAGCCTTTGCTCGCGCGCTCGGATGTGGATGTGCGGGCGGCCGATGGCGTGACCACATGGGTGTTGCATGCGGGTGCGCGCCTCCCGCCCGCAAGGAAAAATTCTCTTTTGGCAAGATTGGTGAATTTATAGGTGGAGTTGGGGCACTCGCGGGGTTAGGCGTAGCAGATGTGGTCGGTTCCAGTGCACGGTGGGCGGCCGGAAATGTCATGGATGGTGCGAGACATGTAGCCGGGGCAATCGAAGGAAAGGCAGTTCATCCGGTTGACCATGGCGATTTCTGGATATGGTAAATTCCGTGAAATTTTTGAATGTGCCGTGCGCATTCAAAAATACCGTCAATGATTTCACATGACCGCAAATCTCATGCTGCCACCGTCGATGAGCAGAACATTGTTGCATACCCCGACGGCAACAAACTCGTAGCGCTGGACGCCATTCCCCCACCCCGATCCAGGGTCCATCTCCGCGACCGCTACTGGATTGGCTGATTGTATGGCGTAATTGCTCGCTTTGGGTTTGATGCTTACCTGCGCCAATCTTCCATAGTTGGTAGAGCCAGTGGGATCAACGTTTATTCCATCCATTGCGTAAGAATAAAAATATATACCCGTTGGATATTCGGACGATACCGTGTCTGGGGAATATAAATATTGTTGGATTTGGGTGAAATAGTTGATTTGCATTTCCGACAAACGACTGGTCCCTTCATACAACAAAGTTACATTTTCAAACGGATCACGACCGTAATATCCAACGCTGGAGTCAACAACGGAAGCCGTAGTGTAGTTCGACCAATCATTCCACAGCGTGGTGTTTCGTGCGCCGAAAAATAACATTTTGATTGAATGCATCATGTTCAAATTGAAAACAGGTTGTGATTCCACGAAAGGTACGAATGGTTTGATTGGCGATGTCAAAGTTTGTTCAATGAGCATTTGGCGCCGCGCACAATTCATCCTTTTCCTTTCGTCGTTTGTTACCAAAGCGTAATGTCCCCAAACTTGAACTGATCGCAGGGTGGGCGCACAGGCGCCTTCGATATCACTTAGACGGGGCACAAATCGTTGTTGCACATGCTGCTGTGCTGCCTCGGAGGCACTATTCTGGGCCACCAAAATCAACAATTCATCCCAGTTTCTGAAATCAAATCTTATGCGAAGATCATTATAAGGAAGAGCTGCCGTTGGCAGGGCCAATCCCGAATCTCGACTGAAAAAGAATGGCAGAGGCAAGGTTAGATAATTCGAAGGTCCATTCGTACCCGTGAATGGATCCCAATTTCCGCCCGCGTAAGTTTCATCGGTCATGTCGTAATAGGTACCCATCTTTCCGTAAGGAACCAAAAAACGAGTCAAAAAATCTAGAACGTAATTGTCGAAGCGAGCCACCACTAGATCATTGCACGTCAGTGAACATTCCCGGATTATATTGTGGGCAATATTATGGCACCATTCCACTCGGGCATACCAGTCGCTGAACAGGTCCTGGGGCAAAGTGATTCGCAAGTCATTGGTACCGGAAGTTCCTCCAAGACCCCTGAATATCTCTTCAAACTGTGAGGGTTTGGCTGGGTTTCTTATGCTTTCGGATGTTCGGGGTCCACCATCTATTGTAATTACATCGCCGGGTCGGTAACCGACGCCAGGATTGGTTAACTGAAGCATCGTCACATCTCCTGTCGCACTGGTGACAATGGTAAATTGAATTCCAGTGCCACTGCCACCATCTCCAGTGGTGCTGTCAACGGAGACATTTGGCAGAGCATTAGCATTACCAGTAACCCAGGCCGCGTCTCCCGAGCTAAGAGATCCCGTTGAGAGGACGGGATTGAGAGATGTGTCAATTTGCGTGGTGGAAGCCGTTGAAATTGGAGGCAGCTTGAATTGGAGCCATGAATTCAAGAGATAATCTCCCGATTTTGAAATTTTGGCTGACCATTGCTGTCCAAAATCGGGCGTTCCAATAATTGAAAGCATGACCGGAATTTGCGTGAACCATGTGGCTTTTTTCGTTTCTCGGACGAAGTAACTCATCGCACATCCCCCGCGTCCGGCTCCATACATATATTTTTCCAATTCATCATAAGTGGCAAGATCAATAAAACCTGCCGTGACGTTCGCGTTGCAATCTTTGGAAGCCATTTTACTTCTTAAACTATTTATTATTATTACAAAAAATGTGGCTCTAAATAAAGTAAAATGTCAACATCTATGGGAACAATACTCGGGTCCTTGGCTCTTGTCGGTCTAGCCGTCGCAGCTTTTTGGGGCTTGTTGGCCTACTACTTCTTCTGCAAATGTCAGGTTAAGTCCGATGCGACGGGACAAACATGCAGTCGTCAGGACGACGGTGGCTGTTTGCCGATGAAGATTCTGAGTAAAGAGTGTAAATTTGAAGATTGCAAATTCGGTACGTGTGCGAACCCTTCATGTTCTGGTAAGGTGCAAGGCGACTGCACCACGGGGACCGGGTGCAAGTGGAACGCGGAACAGGCCTCCATTCCGGGTGCCTGCGCCCAAAAAGAAGGGAAGACGGGAGGAGATTGTGCTGGCAAGACGAGCGAGGAGTCGTGCGTCCAAGACACCGAGAACTGCTCCTGGACCGCGGAACAACCCATGGTCCCGGGCAGCTGTTCGAATGATGATACCGACTGCGGGCAAAAGGAACCGGGGAAATGCGGGGCACCTTGCGTTTACTCTCCTCCAGAGAAGGAAAACTTTGCGAGCGGTCAGGAGTACAACAGCGCCGGCCCCCGACGTTTCATTCTCCACAATGAAGACCATCTTCGCAGGATGCTCCGAGATGCAGGCTGGGATGGCCAAGGTGGTGGATGGTGCCCTTTTGCCAATGGCATCGGTTGTGGGTAAATGCCAAAAATTGGCGCCAATTAAAGGGGAAAATATTCCATAATAACCATCTTATTATGGAAAAACTTGATTTTTACACTATGTCATTTATTACCCGGTACAATTCCGACAAAGACAATAACAATCTGTGCCAATGCAGTCAGGGCGTTTTTAAGAGCATGAATTCGCGTGGGTGGTTAAAAA